AGGACTCAGGAGCGCTACATGTCAGCAGACTGGCACAGTCCGCATCTGCTCAGAGACTACGAGGACTACATAGAGGCCTGCGAGAAGCTCGGAAGAGACATCCGCAAATACAGCACCCTGAGGCCGAGGGATCTCAAGCAGGCGCACGATGAAGCCATCGAACAGGTGAAGGTCGAAAGGAATGCCGCAATAGAGAAGGCGATCGCAGAGAACAACCACGCATCCGACTTCAAGACCAAAGATCTGATGATCATACCTGCGCTAAGCCAGGAAGACCTGAACAAGGAAAGCGCGAAGCTCTGTCATTGCGTGAAGACCTACGGCGACAAGATCGCAAGAGGCGCCTGCTACATATTCTTCGTCAGAAGGACCAGCGAGCCTCAGGAGCCGTATTACACGCTCGAGACTGCGCCGGATGGGACCTTCAGACAATGCAGAGGCTCTCATAACTGCAGCATGACAGACGATGTAAAGATATTTACAGAGGCCTTCACGAAAAAGCTGAAGGCGGAAATAAACAAGGAAAAGAAGGCTGCAAAGGCAGCGGCTACAGGAGGAGGTACACAGATATTATGTCCGGCAGTGTAAGCGCGATAGATGTCGCATACGAAACGGAGATCAGCATCGAAAGCAAAAGCACCGAGCAGCTGACCGCAGAGATCAATGTCAGATACCGTCAAGCGGAGAGTATGGCACAGATGAGCTTGACGATGCTGGCAGATGCCGGCCGCAGGCTCGTTGAGGTTAAGAACAGGATCCCGCACGGGGAATTCGAGCAGTGGTGTGCAGATAATCTGGAATTCAGTAAGAGCAAGGCTGAAAAGATGATGAAACTGGCACAGCGAGTCGATGAAGAGGGCAGCCTGTTTTCAAAAACGGAAACGTTTACGGATATTGGAATTTCAAGGGTTTGGGCGCTTCTTGCCGCTCCGGAGGAGGTCGCTGCGGAGGTAATCGAGACCAATGACGTGGAGAGTATGACTGTTCGTGAACTCAAGGCGGAGCTGGCCAGAGTCAGGGAAGAGAAAGAAGCAGCTGACCGCAGGGCCGATATGATCGACCACAACAATGATGACATACGCAGAGAACTCGCCTCGATGCAGAGGAAGCTCTCGGAGACTGTCACCGAAGAAGAATTCGAGCAGATGCGGGAAGACTATGAGCGTATGACTGAGGCTCTTCGCAAGGAGATGGATCAGATTGAGGATGATAAGGCTGGCGTTCAGGCTGAGCTCGACAAGGCTAAGGAAAACCTGAAGAAGGCAAAGGCGAGGCAGAAGGAACTCGAAGCGGCCAAGGATGAAGAGGTCCGCAAGAAGGTCGAAGAGGCCAGCGCGGAAATGAAAGAACAGGCCCAGGCCGATGCCCAGAAGGAGGCTGAAAATGCACTGAAGGAGCAGGCTGATACCATTCAGGCCCTCAAGGGCAAGGTCTCAGCGCTCGAAGCGGAAAAGGCGAAGCTGAGCGATACTGCGCTGATGGAGTTCAAGGTGTACACAGATCAGCTTCAGGACATTTACTTCAAGATCAGCGACATCATCACGGAGGAGTGCCTTCATGACGAAGAGACCGGCGAAAAGATGCGAGCCGCCCTGCGCATGATCGTGGAGGGATGGAGACCATGAATTTTAGCAGAAGGCTGATGAGGGAAGCAGAAAGATATAAGCAGAGACAGGTCCGCGAGGAAGCTCGCAGAAAAAAGGAAAGCGAAGGCATCCTTGTACACGGCGCCATGAAGTACAGATGCAGGGACTGTGGTTATGAGTGGTGGATGTTCCTCGAAAAAGGTCTCGAAGACCCAGCCTACAGGAAAACGGAACATCACAAGCCGGTGCCATTCGCGACTACCTGCGGGAAGTGTCAGGGCATAGCATATGACGTATCCGGATATGTACCGATACCGGAGTCAGAGCAATACGTCCCATTGCCTAATGGCGAAAGCTATTTCGCAAATTTCAGCCACAGAGACTGCGGGACTGCCATTCTGGCGCCGAAAGATAGATAGGAGGCAAGATGCTATGGGTGAATGGACGGGGAAGATCGTCACATGCGACAGATGCGGCAGGGAATGTCGCCGCAAGCTCTTGGAAAGAACAGAGTCCGATGGTGGATTTACATTCAATAACCGTTTCGTGGAAATGCCTGAAACGTGGAAATGCCACCATGGGATCGGATGGCTGTGCCCGGACTGCAATGCTAAGTATGAATCCATCATAACAGATTTCATGGAAGAGAAGGTGAAACCATGATCAAGGCACTGATGTTGATAGCAATAATGCTTATCGGGACATTCGCCTGGGCCTGCTGCATGGCAGCGACCACTTCGGATGAAGAGGCTGAAAGGATGTATCAGGAATACCTTGAGCATAAGTATAGAAGGGAAGTGTCATGTGAGCATGCCGGAGACGAGGAGCGAGGCAAGTAAATGAAGATAGAAGAAGTGTTAAAACCATGCCCGTTTTGCGGACGGGATGCCAACATTGCATCTATGGACTTTGATGGGGTGGGAGTTTTACGGATAGACGTCGATTGTTCTTGCGGTGTATCGGTATCTATAAGGTCCGATGATCGTTTATCGGACTGGCAAGGACGCCGCTACCAGTTAGGCAAAGATGCTATCGAAAAATGGAACACTAGGATCTGTGTAACAGGAAAAGATGCATATGTACCTAAGAGCGGTAAGTGGGAGCACATTCGTACCGTAAAAACAAATGGCTGCCCGGAGCACTGGCTTCGGTGTTCCGAATGTAAAAAGTACCGAGTCATTAAGATGGGCGAGGCTTTCCCGGACTGGTGCGAAAACTGCGGAGCAGACATGAGGAGGCGCGAACGAGGAAATTACCAAGATATATTGTGATGAAGGTCGATTGGAAGCCGAAAAGCACCACCGTAACAATAACGGACATATCTAACAGGTGCTAGGTAATTGAGCACGAAGCCGAGCAGACCGAGCCGAGTAGTTCGGAAATTCCGAAGGATTGCCCGTGGAAATGAGAGAGTTATGGAGAACATAGATATAAAGACAATCGCGCTCAGGTTCAAGAGCGGATTTGAGTTACATCTTAACTGCGAGAAATGCGTAGTGACCCGAAACGGACTAGGTGAATTAACGGGTATAAGGTTCGAAGGACTGCAAAATTACTATCCGCTATATTACCAACTGTCAGATGTTGAGTGTATATATCAAATCTTTGATAACAGCAGTGCAAGTAAGGAATGATCATTAGAGATATAGAAGTAGAGACATGCGCGGTCTGCGGGAAGAAGTTCGACAAGCTGAGAATGCATAGGGTGTTCACTGGCAGAGTCAAATACATCTGCCCGCACTGCGAACAGCTTGGAAGCAACCAGATCGATGCCAGACAGACGGAATGGCGACAGAGCTCTAAGGGCAAGGCCATTATCGAGCAATGTGAAAAATACAAATGAAGAGGTGTGAAACGCACTCCCAAGCATACATATATAAATAGAAGAAGAACGCCCGGCATCAGGCCGGGCATAAGAGTTCAAATGACTATTATCAAGTGAGCCATGATTAGAACGAAGAAGTATATCACTGGTGACTATCTCGAGATCGAAGTGTTTAATGTGTCGCCGAGAAAGAAAGCGATAGCAAGAGCACAGAAACAGAAAGAGAGCAGCCCTGCACAAAAGAAACTGAATGATAAAAACAGGATCAGATATTTCATCAGACTGGTCAACAGCAATTTCAAGTCAGGCGACTTCACAATTGAACTCACATATGATGACGAACATCTTCCAGACAGTAGGGACGGGATCCTGAAAGACATCAGGAACTACATTAAGCGGTTGAGAAGAGCGTGCGCGGATCCATCGAAGCTGAAGTATGTATATGTCATCTCGAACAATAAAGGCGATGGCTCAGCACAGAGAGCCAGGGGCCACGTTCACATGTTTATCTCCGGAGTAGACCGTGATGTGATCGAGGAGAAGTGGGGCAAGGGCTATGTCAACACCGACAAGCTCCAGATGAACGAATACGGCGCCGCCGGCAAGGCTGCTTACATGGCGAGGCAGAGCAAGTCGGAACGTAGCTGGGGAAGCTCGCAGAACCTCAAGAAGCCTGAACCGATAGTATCAGACAAGATGCTGAGCAGGGCACAGGTCGAAGAGATGCGCAGATCTCCGGACGACAGCCACTACTTCGAGAAGCTGGTCAACAGGGGCAACAAGACACGATATATCTTCACGGACTGTCTCGTAGAATACGAAGGCAGGGACGTGTACTCGACTGTAGATGACGGACAGGGCAACGGCTTCAGTCTGCTTATTCGGATGCGAAGAGAAAAGCCCGACACGATCAAGAGGAAGAGAGGACTATGACGAGAAAAGAAATGGAGCAGTGCATATCGCTGCGGAATGAGATCAGGGCCATAGAGGCATCTATGAAGGATCCCAAGTCCTCATACGTTGTAGTCTTCTATAAGGATTACCGGACCGGCAAAGGAATACCGAAGGCGCGGCAGGAAGTGGATAACGGGGAAGAAGAACTCAGACAGCTCAGTGCGCAGCTAACGGCACGCAAAGCGAAACTGCTGAAGAGACTCGGGCAGGCTGAAGATTTCATTGAGGCGATAGATGACAGTGAGATGCGCACTATCATGCGCATGTACTATATCAACGGCAAGAGCCAACAGGAGATAGGCGCAGAACTGCACTACAGCCAGACGACTATCAGCACAAAGATACGGCAGTTCTGGTTCATGCAGGGGGACAACGACAGGAGCAGAAGCAAGCGTCATTAACTTTGTTATAAGTGTTATAACTTTTATGATATAGTGTAGGCGGTGAGTGATCACCATGCAGTTCCCTTTCATAAGATGTGACTGGCTTCAGTAGAACGGCACCTGGAACACGGTGCCGTTTACTATTGGCCAGCGCAGTGCATCAAGGATTATTTACTGGAGAACAATGGGTGTGAGAAAGAACCCCCGGTATGCAAATGGGGCCCTCCGCAGAAAACACCGGGCCCGTCTTAAGGCCCGTGGAGATGAGTGCGGCATATGCCGCGGAGCGCTCGGCCCGATACATTACGACGAGCCGAGCGATGCACAGCATCCGCTCAGCTTTGTGGTTGACGAGATCATTCCAGTCAGCAGGTGGAGAGAAGCAGGATATTCTTCGCCGGAAGCAGCTGCTCAGGATTGGAGCAACCTGCAGGCAGCACATTATTGCTGCAACGCAGCTAAAAGCAATAAGCTGGGGTTCAGGCTCAGGGAGCAGCAATTGATCGTTGCACCGATAGCCAGTGATGGGGATTGGTAACTGCAGGCAAGGGAGAACGTATGACATTCATACGCAGCGTAATGAATGTGCGGCAATACTCACCGGAGTGGAGGTTGGATAGGGGGATGGCCCCGGCCCAGCCCCTGAGCGCGGCCGCGACAGTAGCGCCGAAAAATACCCCTCGCGCGCGCACGCGCGGAGGGGGTGGTATAGGGAGAGGTTTTCTGATCATGGAAGAAGGCAAAAACATTGACCCTGTGGAGGAGCGTATCAAGGAACTTACGAGCGCAATGAGGCAGGCAAAAACTCCGGCCTATATAAGGAAGCTTCTTAAAGGGACGATACGCAATGTGGCCTGGCTTGAGATCAAACTTGACGAGGCAAGAGCAAACATCCCTGAGGGTGAGATCCTTAAGGAATATGACAACGGAGGCGGCCAAAAAGGCATGCAAAAAAGCCCGAATCTGAAGGCGTATGAAGACCTTTTCAGGGACTATACAAGCGGCATGGACGAGATAATGGAAGCGCTGCCTAAGGACAGCAGGGAGCCTCTGAAGAAGAGGGTAAAGAAGTCTGAGCCGAAGAACATGTTGGAAAAGATCAGGGAAAATCAGAAGAATAGCATATGATCGGATCGCAGGAACCAAGGATCAGGGTAGAGCCGCACAGGACCGCTTCGGACGGCCCGGATGCGGCACTTTTGATGGGGGAATATGCCTACACGATGGATCCGTGGCAGCAGCTGATACTGGACTGCTGGCTCGGCAAGGATGAAGAGGGCGTATACACAGTAACATCAGCAGGACTTACAGTATCCAGGCAGAACGGAAAGAATTCCGTTCTCGAGGCGCGCGAGCTCTTTGGGATGGCCATCAACGCCGAAAAGATCCTGCATACGGCCCATCAGGTAAGGACTGCCAAGAAGTCGTTTAGGAGACTGGCGGCGATCTTCACCGACAAAAGGCATCCGGAGATAGTAGAGCTTGTCAAAAACATACGCTACACGAACGGCGAGGAATGCATAGAGCTGCATAACGGCGGAAGCATAGAGTTCTCATCGAGGTCAAGGCAGGCGGTCAGAGGTTTTGACGGCATATCGCTGGTTGTATTCGATGAGGCTCAGGAACTCACGGACGATCAGGTCGAGGCTATCATGGCCACGCTGTCTGCATCCTCAACAGGCATGAGGCAGCTCATTTATACAGGAACTCCTCCGTATCCCGGCTGCCCGGGCGACGTTTTCAGACGAAGGAGGACAGCCTGCATCAATGATCCGGGAGTCCATGATGCCTGGCACGAATGGAGCGTGGCTGCCAAAAGCATAGATGAGATCAATATAGCGGACAAAGATCTCTGGTACATGACAAATCCTGCGCTCGGGATAAGGCTTACGGAAGAATTCACCGAGGAAGAGATGCGTTCTATGGCGCCTGACGGATTTGCCCGGGAGCGTCTGTGCTGGTGGTCTCCTGTACTGGAGAAATTATTGGAGCCCGCTATCGATAGAGGCGTATGGGAAAAATGCTGTTCGAAGAAGAAAGCGCCTGATGGGAAGAAAGCCTACGGCGTCAAGTTCTCGCCTGACGGATCGGAAGTATGCCTGTGCGGCGCGGTCATTCCAGACAAGGGACCTGCGAGAGTATCCATGATAGAACGCCGGCCTACAGTGACCGGCATCCAGTGGCTTGCGGACAGGCTCAATGCAGGATATGCCAAGGCCTCCTGCGTAGTGATCGACGGGCGCAATGGTGTGGATGTGCTGATAGATAAACTGTCCGGCACCTGGAAGGCAAAGGACTCGGTGATAAGAGCGAATACGCGTATAGTCGTGGCATCGGTGAGTACTATCACGGATGCGATGAATGAAGAGGCATTGACCTGGTATCACAAGCATGAGGACCTGAACGACAGTGCTCTGACATCGACAAAAAGACCTATAGGAGCAGGAGGCGGCTGGGGCTTTGGCGGCGACAACGCCATACCGATCGAAGCTGCTGCACTTGCATTGTGGGGCGCAAAAACAAGTAAGCGCGATCCGAACAGGAAAATGAGGATTGGATAAATGAATGTATCAACGTTACCAAAGCAGGTGAGAGGACTGCCGCCTGCAGAGCAGCAGATGCTTGTAGAGCTGGTGAGAGTGTTCGAGTATCATGCGTCAAAAAACAGGACGAAAGCTAAGTATTACGAGGGCAAGATCCCGCTCGACGAGGTCAATCTCGGTATAGCGCTGCCGCAGGGCATGAAGGGCCTTGAGATAGGCTGCTCCTGGGGCGCAAAAACAGTGGACGTGCTCGCGGCGAGGTCCATGTTCGACGGCTTTGTAGGCACTAACGGAAACACGCCGGAAGAACTCAATCAGATCGTTGCAGGTAACCGCCTGATAACTGAATACAAAAAGGCATGCAGGGATGAGCTGAAATTCGGATGCACATTTGCGACACTGTCGGCAGATAAGAAATTGAAATGTCGTATAAGATTCCATTCTCCTCAGACAGCTTCGGCTCTGTGGGACGGAGCCAAGGGGCGTATCAGCTGCGGGCTTGCGATCATCGATACGATCAAGGATGAGTCCATGCAGGGCACATACAAGCCATCTCTCATTAACCTGTATACGGACGATGCCATATGGGTCATTACTTGCAGGGAATACACCTGGTCGGCAAAGAAGATGCCGCACAAGATGGGAAGACCGCTCATGGAGCCGCTGATCTGGAATGCCACGAGCTCAAAGCCTCTCGGCAGGTCGAGGATCAAGGAGGCTATCCGGAGACTTATACAGGCCTATGTAAGGACCATAGCGAACGCGACCATAGGACTTGAATTCTCGACAGCTCCGCAGAAGTACCTGCTTGGCGTGACCGATGACCAGTATGACGCGATCATAAATCAGAAGTTCAAGCAGTACATAGGCAACATCATTGCCGGCACGTACAACCCGGAGACCGGCGAGAAGCCTACATTCGGACAGCTCCAGCAAGGCACTATCGCTCCGCATGTAGAGATGCTCAGGATGCTTGCTACGCAGTTCTCCGCAGCCACGGGTCTGACAGTAACCGACACCGGTGTGGTCAACGATGCGAATCCGACGAGTTCGGATGCGATCTTGGCACAGTCACAGACTCTCGTGGCAACTGCCGAGGAGCTCAATACAGGTAATGGCGATGCACTGAGGACGATCGCTCTTATGGCCCTTGCAGTGGCCAACAACACGACTATAGAAGGCCTGTCTGACGAGCAGAGGGACATAGTGGCGCACTTCCGCAATCCGGCGATGCCGTCGGTAGCGGCCACATCGGATGCCGCCATAAAGATCGCATCAGCCAGGGAGAACTTCGCAGGCACTGACGTATTCCTTGAGATGATCGGCTTCGACCAGGCTGATATCCGGAGGATAAAGGCGCAGGAGCAGAGAGCAAGAGGGCAGAAGGTGCTTGACGAACTGCTCGAAGAGACTGAACCGGAAAATGAAGAGGGCGAGGAATGATCACTGCAAGAGAACGCCGAATCAAGTCCAAAAGCTGGAAGAAGTATACAGAACGGCTCAAGTCATTGAGCGATAAGGCCAGTGATGAAATGAAGGGCTATATACTTGCCGGCCACACGGAAGAAGAGATCCTGGATGTAGCATATGCTCTTGTAACGAAATACGGAGAAGCATCATCGGAGCTGGCGTGTCAGATGTACGAGGCACTTGCGGAGTATGCAGGCGCGAGAGTGGCAGCTGCCGA